TTACAAAATCTGAATATCTTATATTGTTTGTCCCTTCAATTGGGATTATTGTTGTACTCATGTTACTGCCTCAATTGCTTGAAAGTTACCTGACCATTGAATAAAAGAATCATTGGTCATTGGCACTAAATTATAAGTTGGATAGAGTTGCAATATAACTGGAAAAGTTACACCAGCATAAGTAGAGCCACCCATGCTAATGGTAGTTCCATACTGTCCTATAACAGCATTTTGAACAGAAGTTAAAGCTGTAAGAATAGTGCGATGAACTGGAATAGTAACTGTAGTTCCTGATCCTCTTAAAACATCAGTAGTGGCAATATAAGCATAGCTATCCATTTGACAAAAATCGCCAGCTTTAACAATATAAAGAGTAGATGAAATGCTAGGTAAATTTCCTAATACAAGGTTTGTTCCTGTAGAACTTGTTTGCCATTGGCAAGTAGCAATTTGACCAGATGTCATATCACCTTGATAAGCAATATAATTTACCCATCCAGTAGAAGCAAAATTAAGATATTGAGTTAATGATCGATCATATTTTCTTAAATTAGCTAATAAGGCTCTATTTTGGCTATATAAAAGATATGCCATTGGCTTCATTGTAAATTGAAATGGAACTACTGTTAATACTTCGCTAGTAACAATTCTTTCATTTCTAGAAAGAATTTGTCCAACAAATCGATGATCATTAATCATTATTGATTCAGAAACAGCAAGTATGGTTGTTAAATTAGGCATAATTATCTACTTTGCGGTAATGATCTTTGTGCCGCTTGATTTGCCGCCCAAATTGAATTTTGATTTTTAGCAATAAATTGCAATGCTGATTGAGTATCAATAGCTGACATATTAGCAATATATGGACCATTATAGGTAACACCGCCACCACTTGATGCAGAACCTAATTGATTGTTTGGAATAACAGTTGATGATCCAGCTGGTCTAATGAACTCTGGTCCATTTTCTCCTACTAAAGTTGCTTGCCCTGCTGGAATATCCCCGCCACCAGCCGCAGTCATAAAATCGGCAGAATAAGCACCGCCGGGAGTTGATGCACCACCAGCAAATAAACCACCACCCAAAGCATTACCAATACCAGTAATGGCTTTCATCATTAACATTCTGGCTTCAATCTTCATAATATCTTGAATAATACTTAATGCAAATTGAGAAAAATTAAATTTACCAGTAGTAATAAAAGTATCCAATGCATTAGTCATTGAGCCAGTAACAGATGAAAATAGTTGTTCTGCTTCTTTGGCAGAATTATATGCATCTTCTTTAAATTGATCCCAAGCAGTTTTCCAACCAAAACTAAATGTTCTTTGGAAATCAATAGTAGCTTGAACTTGATCTTTAGCGCTTGTAATATAAGTATCTCTTAAACTTAAAATGGCGGCTTTCTGTTTTTCATATTCTGCTATTAATGCCGCACCGCCCTGAGTACCTTTAGCGGCGGCAATTTGTTTATCAATAGCATCTCTAGCTTTTTGATTTTCATTAATAACTTTATTAACTTCGGCTTGAACTAATTGCTCATCTTTAGTCAATCCTAATAATTCTCTGGCTTGAATAGCCATTTGTATTTGTAGGTCTGCCTGTCTTTTATATTCAGCAGTTAATCCTTGTGCTAATCCTAATTTTTTAGCATTGGCATTAATAACATCTCTATCCGCTGAACCGCCATTACCGCCGCCGCCAGATGCTTCAGTATTAGCTTTTTTTAGTTTTTGTAAAAATTCAATATAATCCGAACCATCTTTTTTGATTTCGGCTAAACCACCTTTAAAGTGTTCTATGGCTTTATCAATGCTTAATGTTAATAGATCATTAACTGTATAAGCCAACATCTTAATTACATCAATTACATATTTGACCGCTACTACAGCGGCTTCTGCCCAGATAGCAAAACCAACAGTAAGATACTTTAGCGCAGAAAACACATAATCCAATGCACCGCCAGCTTTTGTAAATTCATTGTAAACAACCAGCAAAGTAGGAATGACTGCTTCTGTAAACATCAAAGTTACTTTTCTGCCAGATGCTTCAATTTTTAAATGAAGTTCATGCGCCATATTGACAGCTTCAGCATATCTATCAAATGAACCTTTAGCTTCTTCTAAGGTTTGAGCAAGTCCAACAATATCAACACCTCGGATACCTTTTCCAAGGGTTTGGAAAGCAATACCATTTCTAGTTACTGAATCTTCAATCTTTGCCAATCCAGTAATGGTTTTTTCAAACAAATCTTGGGATGAAAGGCTTTTAATGTCGGATAATGAAACCCCTAACCTTCTAAATGATTCTTGCGCCTTGGCGCTACCTAATGCGGCTGTTTCTACCTTTTGATTAAACCCAGAATAGATGCGCCCAGTTTCTTCTGCGCTACCGCCATTTTCTTCTAATGCTTTGGAAAGTTCTAAAACAGATGCGGTTGTAACATCATTAGCTTTGGCAGTAGTGGTAATGGTATCAGCATATTCCATTGCCTTTTTTGTCATTTCAACAAATGCGGCAACGCTGGCAAACTCCATTAATTTGTCTTTGAAACTGCTTAATTGTTTCTCTACCTTACCAAGTCCAGTAGTGAACTCGGCGGTATCTAGCCCCATTACTACACCCAACCTAGCGATATTATTGCTCATTTATATCTTTCCACTAACTCTTTTGGTGCGCCCGGATGCATCATTGCAAAGGCTATTAATTGTTTACTTACCGCATTTTTCTTTTCTTCTTCCGACAATGGTGGATATAAATACTCATAAACTGTAGGAATAATATCTTGTAGTTTATATGGGGGTGCTGTTGCACTTCGCATATAATTATAAACCCCTGCGGTTAAATTCCCAAGGGTTTCTATAATCCTATAATTTCCTATTAATCCATCTGAAAACATCAAACAAATGTCATTAAAGGTTTCTTCATTAACTTCATTTGGATCAGTACCATGAGCAGTCAAATATGCTTTAACTTGCCTACGAACTGATCCTAGGACTTTCCCCTGACAGTTTTATAAGATGGAGAAATAACAAGACTAATTTCTTCAATTAATTGAATTTGAACCGAAAATGGGAATAATTCTTCCACCATATCATAAGTAATAGTGGACATATCAAAACCTTCTTCTTCTGGCATTATTAATTTAATTAATGACAAAATGCGGTTTTCAAGAATAGCTTTATTTTTAGCAGTTTCTCTTAATGAAGTGCCTTTTAATAATATATCATTATCTGTAAATACTACATCTTCTTGCTTTTCAAACTCAGCTTTATTATTAATAAATTCTTTAGATAAATCATCATAATATTGATTAACTTTATTATCATCAATAATTTTGACAGCTTCAAGCATATTCTCATATTCGGCAGTTAATGGCACTTTAACTTTAAAAGTATGCCCACCCATGTCGAATGATCGAATTCTTAAAGTATCTTTGTTAAAAGACTTACCTAAAGCATTTGCAAATTGATTCATAATGTACCTTTTCTATATTGTTTTGCTCTGTAACTTTCTAATTTTTCGCCCAATATTCTACCTAGGCTTCCTACTACTTCTATACCTCTAGATTCTAATGCAGGGCGCATAAATGGGTGTGCCGCCATCTTATAGCTTCCAAATTCTTGAACATTGGCTCTAGCATCACTTGGAATACCTACTTGTTTAATGCGCTGATTGGCAGGGGCATGAAGATTGTGAAATGATCTATTTTTAAGAACATTGCCGGGCGCTGTAGTAACTGTGCCAATGATTGTATCGGTAGTTTTAATATACCGAGAGTGTTTATCTTTTTGAGTTGGTCGCCTAGCTTCAATTCTAAGGGATGCCGCCAATGCGCCAGTATCTACAGGGGCTAATGATTTAGCCATCATTAGAACTGGGGTCATTGAAGTTTTTACTGCGCTAGTTAGAATCTTCTTAGCATCTTTTTCGCCAAAATCATCGCTGATTTGGTTTAGAAGTTCTAGGAATTCTTCACCACCTTCAAACTTAAATTTGACCGACTGTTCAGCCATTTCCATCACTCCGAATCATTTTTTGATATATGGAATTATTTAACTTAATAACATAATCAGCAATTTCATCGGGGGTAAATTTATCAGCATGATGCTTGGCAATTTCATGCGCCAAATAAATGCCTGTTATTCGCTGTTGAGAAAAACCAAACCAATTCTTTACTCCAGAATTAGCTTGGCTTAACAAATAACTTAATAGGTCTGTGCTGTTTTCTATTGTTGTAGGTGATGTCATATTATGTATTGTTTGACCAACCATATTGATTGCCCCTAGGATGAACTGTGAATGTCGCAGTTGCTTCTTTGCCGGGTGCGGCATCAAC